CTTGACTTCAGCCATATTTGACTCCTATGATTTATTTTTGAACTATAACTATTTTTTACCGAATTTTTCGGCTGCTGTAACACCCAATCCAACGACTGAAATGTACATAAAGCATTCTAATATCTTATCTTTAACTTCAAATGCAGAAAAGGTATCAGCACCCCAACTACAAATCAACATAAAGAATGCTGCAAAACCGACAAATCTTTTACTAGAGATTTTAGCATCACTAGAAAGCATTTCTCTTAAAAAACTCATATTATCCTCTTAGAATTGTAAGATAGCGTAATCGTATCTTAGTGTTAATGTAATGTCATTAGGTTCATTGGTTTCCCAACTCATCTCACCAAAGTTAGCTGATTGAATCATAGCACCTTTAAGTGTCCATTCTTCAACCTTATCACCTACTGGTCCTAATACATTAAATGTAATATCTTTCTTATAGAAGTCTGAATATCCATCTCTACCAGTAACAGACTCTTTGTGTAATCTTACCCATTCCATAACTGCTTGTGCGCCAGATGGAACAATTGGGTCATATAGGGTAACTTCTAATGCTTCCCAAGCTCCCTTTCCTTTTACATATCGTTTTGTGTTTATATGATCTAACTCAATTTCTTCAAATGTAATTGTTGGTCTTGCAGCTGATTTGATAAGGTACGCAGGTATTCCTTCTATGTACATAATAAACCGATTTTTAACTTTCGGTTCAAACGGTGTAAACATAATTTCTGAAGGATCGATTAAGTCTGCCATTTCAGTTCTCCTATTAAGTGTTTAATTCTTTCATATATAAATATAAACAAACTGAAAAATCGATACAGATTATCACCTTATTATTTCATAGTTTTTTTATAGTTTTATAGAAAACAAAAAAAGGTGAGAAAAATCTCACCTTTTTAAGTTGTTTAGTTAATCACTACTTGAGGTTAATACCACCAGTATTAGCAGCTAAACCATCTAAGATGTCATGTGCTATCCATGCAGTACCAGCAGTTGCTGATATACAAGTTACTGAAAAGCGAGATCCAATAATAGCGTTTGCATCAAATCCAACTGAATCGTTAGCATCTGAAGCAGCAGCATTGTCACCATCACCTTTAGGCACAGCACCTAAGATTTTTTCTGAAGCCGCACCCAGCACATCAAAATCCTGGCCAGCAGTTCCTATCAGAACAAATGTGTAGGTACATCCTACTGCAGCTGCACAAGATGGTAATGTTATATCATGCAATCCACCAGTTAATGCTGGAACTAATGTAATTAGTCCTGACTGACCTGCGGTTAGTGCTGTATAGCTTGTAGCTTCACCACCATCTGTTAAAAGTTGTGTATTTCTTCTAATACCGCCTGCCTGAACATTATTTTCAGAAGTCAATACACTATTTTTCAAACCATCTAATGATGGAGCTGATTCTCTGGTATACTTAATAAAATCACTTCTTACACCCATTTTACTATTCTCCTTATTTAATTTACGCGCTACTCAAATTAAGTTATTGTTTAGATTTATCTAGACCCTCTACTATTAATTATATTTATGCGCTACTACAATTAACAATCTAAATATACCTTTTGTCTAATATAAATATCAATAAAACAAAAAACCCCTCTAAAAAGAGGGGCTTTTGTACTTTATATGTGACTTTATCGATTACTCAGGAAAAGCAGCACCCGTTGGGAGTACTGAGAAGTCCAGAACAATAAATTCAGCCGTTCTAGTAGGTTGTATGAATATCTGTCCAACCAACTGATTTCTATCAATGACATCAGGTGTATTGTTGGAATCATCCATAACAACTTTGAATGCACTCAAACCACTATTGGATTGAACTGATTCTAAGAACGGATTCACAATATTTAAGAATCTAGCTCTTGTAGATGAATCATTTTGTTCAAATACTAAGAATCTGCTTGAGGAAGCGATAAACTTCTTCAATCTGATTAATAGTCTTCTTACGTTGATTCTATCTAAAGCAGATGGTTTAGATTGTAGTGTTTTTTGTCCAAATACCACAACTCCTTGACCAGGAAATGAAGCAATCGGATTAACTCTACCTTCATAAAGCGTATCTCTATCAGTATGAGTAAGTTTCTTCTTAGTCATTCTAACATTATCCAATCCACCTCTGTTCAATCCAGCAGGAGCAAACCATTCATGCGCCACACTATCTGTAAAGGATATCACACCAGCAATCACTACTGAAGGTGGAACATAAATTTGTCCATTTCCAGCAGGATTATCCATCTTAACCCAAGGATAGTATGTAGCTACAAAGTTTGTATCTAAAGTAGCAACATTGTTTACAGCAGTAGCAACATTATCATCTATATCATTACCATCTAGTACATAAAATGCATCAGCTCTACTTTCAACCTTATCAATCGCGTGATTTGAAACAACTGAATGATGTTTATGAATAATACCTGGAGTTACCAACATATTGATATCATACTCATCAGGATTACCGACAGCGTTAAGTGCTCTTTTGTAAGCAACCGAACCACTAGCAGTAGAAGTTGAACAATCAAATCCGCTTGTGTTAGCAGAACTCATTGAGGTACCTGTTTTCTTTGATTTAGCAGGATTTATACCATCAAAACCAAACTGAAATGGTACAGCAAAATTAAGCTGAGCCACAGATGAAGATATATTCAATGTCTGAGTTTCTATAGCAAAATTAGTGTATTTGCTAAATTCTAAATCTGAAGATTTTCCATACCCAAGCATATTTTCTAAATTAAAAGCAGCATTGTTACCAGTCGCTAATGGAAAAGGAACAGGTGATAGATATTCTTTGTTTGTAGCAACTTCTGTTTCCGGATATCCCGCATCTATCTTAAATCCATAAGGTAGACTTGGTAAATATGTAGAAGCGTTATTGTTTACACCATCGTATGTCTGTGACCTACTAAATGAGGAACTTGGAACGAAAGTTGATGTACCAGAAACAATAGGATTGTTCACAGAAGCGTATCCCATAGGTTGTAGGTTTTTATTACCTCTAAAAGTATCCTCTTTGTAATCACCAACCCTAATAATTCTAGATAAGTTTGGATAATCACCATATGTAGTAACTTCACCATCGGCTGAAACAGTATAAAACTGGTCACCAATTACTTTAGCTATGTAATTAGAAGAATCTGGATCCATATTTAAACCATTATAGCTTTCTATAGCAGATGGATTACCAACTTCATATAGAGCTAAAGTAAACTGAGCATAATCAGGACTTGAGTTAGAGTTTTGTGGTCTCTTAACACCTCTGATTACTACATAATGATTATTAGTATCGTTACCATCAGCTCTCGTATAAATTCTGAATAAATTTGTTACAGGAGTTTGAGATTGTACGAAAGGTGTTCTAGCAGCAGCAGCATCTTTATTACCTGTATTAGATACAATGTAATTTCCATCTGAAGTATCTACCGTCTCCACACCCTCTGAAAAGGATTGTGACACGATTTCAGTACTTAAAGTTGATGAACTTGAAATCATTAAATCACCCGCAGAAAATGAAGCACTAATACTACTTCTAAAGGTTTTAAATAAGTATCCGGAAGCCGCAGTTGAACCAATCAATCTAGCTTGTGGATCGGATGGTATTGCTTTTCCAATATAAGCAGAATCAGCGGCATCTAAACCACCGCCAGCAGCACCTTTTTCTACGAAAGTTAATCCTGTCAAAGTATTAGTAGCGTTTCCATGTATGTTTAAAGTAAACGAACCTAAATTGCTATTACCACCAAGAGAACCACTCAATCCGCTCTCACCTTCATTATTTTCTATTGTAGGCATAATCGATGCAACTACAACTTTACCATTCGCACCATATACCGCTGATGAACCACTTGCTAAAATATTAAATCCAGCAACTTTATATCCACCAAGATATCCTACTTTTACTATTGTTACAGTTCCAGCGGAACGTAAATATTCCTGTACAGCATAAGGTGTGTAATAGCTCGTATCATAAGACCCAAAAATACTTTCAAATTCCGCAAAGTTTCTTACTATAGTTGGAACAAAAGAAGGACCTTTTTTAGTTGGTCCTACAATTGCTGCTCCTATTTCAGTAATTCCTTGTGGAAGAAAGGATAAATCTTTCTCACGAGTAAATACACCTGGACTGACTATTCTCTCTGCCATGTGTTTTCTCCTTTAAAGGTTTAAAAAATTAATATGAAATTTGTTATATATAAATATAACGAAATATTTCAAAATACAACCGATTAAGGATTTATTTAAGATTCTTCAGCAGATCCTTCGTTTTCATCGACTTCTACTTGTGGTGTTGGTGTAAATACGCCTGATGCAGGGTCTAGTTGACCTGGACCATACTTATCATTCAGTTCTTTCACCAAATCACGCTCTTTTTGTTGATTTTCAGCGTAATCAGCTTCCATTTTCACTTCAGCTTCTTCAAGACCATCTTTTTGTTGTTCAAGCAAAATCTTCTGAACCCTTAATTGTCCAAAAGCGCTTTGAATGTTTTGATAACCTTGACTTAATTCACTAAGAGACTTTAACTCTTCGTCTGTAAATTTAATTTCTTCAGCCATTTTAATAACTCCTTAATTTATTGTTAACATTAATATATATCATATAAGTATACGAAATACGATTTTTTATTTCTTTTTTAGCTCTTCTATCTCTTTTTGTTGAGCTTTTACCATCTCTGTTAGTTCCTGAACCGATTTTATTAGTGGTGTTATAAACATTTCTCTTGAAACCCTCTGTCTTCCGTCATCTCCTTCAGACCAACCACCGAATGTATCAATACCTTGATTATCCAACGTTTCTTTTACTTCTTGTGCAATTAAACCATGAATCTTTTTATCACCACCCATAGGCTCTTTATCATTCTCATCATAAGAACTCCATTCTTTTGGAAACTCACTTGGGGATTTGTGTTTATATACAACCGGCCTTATCTTATTTATAAAATCTAATCCTAAAGTATCATCCTCTATTTCAGTCTTTTGTCTTATATCTGATGAGTAATTCCAAGTAGCATCTGCATTAAAATCGTTTTCAATGTGGTTTGTGTCGTTACCAATAAATACTGCATTGTCTTTGTCTGTAGCAGTTAAATTGTTTCCAATAATAACATTATTTGTATTATCATTGCTTGCTACATCACAATTATACCCAACAATAGTATTTTCAGCACCTGTTGTTAGTCCGCCTCCAGCTTGATAGCCGATTGCAGTATTTGAATCTCCTGTAGTTATGGATCTCATAGCATAATAGCCGATAGCGACATTTTTTGTTGCAGTTGTAAAACTAAAATGAGATTCAAATCCAACAGCAGTATTATTTATACCCGAACTAAATGGAGCAGATGTTGTTGTACCTTCACCAGACCTATATCCAATAAAGGTGTTACTACCACTTGCATATTGTCCAGCTTTAGCTCCAATATAAGTTGCACCATTAGCACCACCTGTTAAATATCTTCCAGCATAAAGACCAACTACAGTAGAATGATAACTTAGAGTAGCATTTACACCTGCACTTTTACCTATAAATACAGAATCGTGTCCTGTAAAAGAATAACCAGCTTGATATCCTACACTAACCGATGTAGTACCACCATTTGCATATCCAGTTTCAGCATCTATCGATGTATTGTATGCTTTATTAGTTTGACCATAGCCAGCATTATATCCAACATGAGTATTATATGTAGCACCAGCAGAACCTGATAATATCCTACCAGCATTATATCCAATAAGAGTATTTCCGTCTAATTGTGTAGCTGCACTGAAAGCATTAAACCCAAGAACAGTATTCCATCTACCATCTGTTATCCCACCTCCTGCTCCAGATCCAACAGCAACTGTTCCGTCTGCGTCTGTTGAATTTATTGCAGTTCCTGCGTTATTACCGATTAAATCTGTATTTGATGTGGTCGTTATATTATTTCCTGCTGCTCTTCCCATTACAACATTGTCACCACCTGATGTTACAGCACTTAGTGTCCAGTAACCTACAGCAGTATTTCTCATTGCTCCAGCTAAAGC